AGCATCGCACAGAAGGTTCCAAGCAAATCCCAACCTTTCATGGATCTGGGAAGCTCTTTGGTCTAGGGGTAGTTGTTTAGATTGCGGCATAAAGGTATCCTCCTGTAAATGTGGCTAGTTTAGCTTCGTGAATGTAGGTCCAAATATTAAAACAACGATCTCGCTCATCAGGTGGCGTAGTATTTATATAAGTTCCGAAATGATCCATGTGGTAAGGGTTGTAGGTAACAACATGAGACATCTTCTTCTTGAACTCATCAGTAGTACAGTTCATGGTTGAAGGCAGGATCACAGTCCCTCTAACAAATGCGTGAACATTCTTCTTACCTTCTCGACGCACCTTTTCTCTACCAGCAGGTTGCACAGCGAACTTCACATCTTTCAGGTAGATGCTCTGCCAATGCTGAAGGTGCTTTACTACCTTACCGTTTCTGCGAATAGAGTGAGTGCCGTTGTGGAGGTTGCGGTAGACCTCCACGCGATCACCATGGTTCAGCTTGCCTGTTCTTATCTTTGTCATGCCCCTATTATACCACAGTTTGGGCCAATTGCAAGCCCTTTCTCGAATTTCTTTCAAACCAGTCAGGAGTAGGTCTACCCCAATCCCACGCAGCTATCTCAGCCTTATCGCCCATGTAGTAGGCTCTGTAAGCCTCCACAGCGCACGATCTCTTGTACTCTAAGGGCATCGCTTGAGCAAAGGGCGTTAGGCCAATCTCGGGCATCCCATGAGGAGTATGGGCTAGGTCATGGACAAGCTCTCCAGACTTGTGGTGCTTGCCCCTGCGCCTGACGAACTCCACCAGAAGCTCATGATAGAGCGTCCAAGCCCAGCGATAGTTAGCACCAGACTCTCGTATCCATTTCGTGCAAGGGTGATTAAGGTGAGCTTGCTTATAAAGATTCTCAGCCTGTGGAGTATCATAGACCCGATGGGCAGTCGAGAGCATCTGAGCAGTCTCAAGGATCATTTTGACGCAATGCTTGTCACAATGCATCTGCGCTGCAATACGAGGATTTTTATCTAGTACGAATATGTTCATGGCTATATACTACCAGAGGAAGCCCCCGATGTCAAAGAGAAAACTACAAAAAATAGCGAAACAGTTAAAAGGCTCATCCAAAATGCATGGAGCGCAAGCAAAAACTCTTGAGAAGATGGTCTCGTCCAGAGAAAAACTTCGTGAAGATCTACGCAAGTGGGTCAAAGAGAAGTGGGTTGACATTGGAGCCCCCAAGAAGGGTGGTGGATTTAAACCATGTGGACGGTCTGAGGGTGAGAAGAGAAGTGGGTATCCTAAGTGTGTGCCCTCTGCTAAGGCTTCCAGTATGAGCAAGAAGGCTAGGAAGTCTGCTGTAAGAAGAAAGAGGGCCGCTGGTAATACTGGGCCTAAACCTACAAATGTGAAGACTGATATGAACGAAGGTAAATTATGTCCTAAAGGTAAGGCTGCTGCTAAGAGAAAGTTTGATGTGTATCCCTCAGCTTATGCGAATATGTACGCGAGTGCTGTGTGTAGTGGGAAGGTTAAGCCTGGAGGTAAAAAGAAGAACGAGAGCGTTTATCACACCTTTGGTAGATTAATTGCAGAGAAGAAGGGTCGTTGCTGGTCTGGTTATAAGGCGAAGAAAGGTAGCACTCCTTATGCTAAAGGGTCTTGCGTAAAAATGAGCGAAGCCAAGTCTGCTGCTTGGCAAAGAAGTGAAGGAAAGAACCCTGAAGGTGGACTTAACAAAAAAGGTGTAGCCTCCTACCGTGCTGCAAATCCTGGATCTAAATTAAAGACTGCTGTTACCACTAAGCCCTCCAAGTTAAAGAAGGGGAGCAAGGCAGCCAACAGAAGGAAGTCTTTCTGCGCTCGCATGAGTGGCATGAGAAAGAGACAGAAAGCCAGTAACAACACAGGCAAGGATCGTCTCAGCCTTTCTCTGAAGAAGTGGAACTGCTAGAGTGTCTCTTCATTCCTAGTAATCCATAACCTACGATATCCTGATAGGGATTCTCATCGAATGCAGTAGGGTTGTTAGCAATCCTAAATAGCTTATCCAGAATCCTCGTCACAGTAAGGAGATCATCGTACTGGTCTGGGTGGATTCCGTCAGGATACATTTGCCTAAGACACTCTCCACTCTTTCCAAAAGAATCTCCGTATGCCGCTTGCTTTGCTGCGACAACATTAGATACTCCGTTTGCTAATTCACTAAATTTATTCTTCATCTTTAATTAAGTTGTTCCAATCAACTATTTCTAAGTTCTTCTCTATCTTGCGGATGCGCCTATAAGTGGCTAAGGCTACAGCCACTACCTGACGAGAGGCTATGGACCCACCCATAAGATTGGCATAGATCTCTACATCATCTAAGTAGTTTCTTAAGTCCAAAGGAAGCTCTTTAGTATCGAGCATTCCCTTAGCACAATGGTGTATGAAAGTATTTATAGCCATGATTAGTCCTGTAAGTAAACTTTAATCTCGTCATCGCTGTCCCAGAAGAACATATTAAGTGAGTGACGAACACCTTTGGTCACCTTCTCCACTCCATGCTTCTTGCTACCCTTAAAGATAACACAATCTCCCTTCTTCATCTTCACAGGCTCTGCTGCCTGAAATAAACTCTTCTTAATTATAAAGTCTCCACCTTCAAACTCGGACGGATCTGTGAGTAGTATGATAGCGGTAAAGTAAGTGGGATCGGGATGTAGTTTAAAAGAATCTCTTCCCTTGTTGCCAGTCTGGTACTTCCTCATGAAAGGCCAAAACTCACTAGACAGTAGTTTTGCTTTACTGAACCCTGTTAGCTCATGAATCTTATCAATCAGATAAGTTATAGCCAGCATTCTAGAAAACTGGTACAACACTTCAGGGCATTGATGCCTACCCATAGCTTTGGTTTGCCATAAGGGTAGACCATCAACTGGTTCTGGTCCCAAGTCCCACCACCTGTCCTCAATAGAATCTACGAGAGTATCGCAGTCCTGATCAGAGACTACAGAAGGTAGTAGAAAAATGTTCTTAGCTATTTTCATTAAAACCAGAGCGGAACAGGATCACCAATCTCCAATGAAAGTTCATAAATCTCATTGTAGATGGCTTTCAACGCATTTGCAGAATCCATGTGGGCTCCTTCACTTCCAACATGGCTCTTTTTAGTGTGCGCCTCCATCATTCGTTCGTACTTCACTTGCAATTCGTCGCGCTTCTTCTTTTTTTCTGTCTGATTCATCTTTCTTAATTTTGGATAGTAGTTCTATGTAAGCTGTTAATCGTCCCTTGGCATACTCCTCTAAGGATTCTCCAGAGTCCGTTTCATAATGTGAGTTTAAGATATGCGTCCACTTCGTTATCTGTTCTTCCAAATGGAGTTTGAGTTCTTTCATGGTTTGTCGAAGTCTAATAGAAGCACCACACGATCTTCATCATTCTTATTATAGGCTGAATGCTCTACCGTATCATCGAAGATTAGGCACTTTCCTTCTTCCCAGCGTCTAGCTTGATCTCCCACTATTATAGCGCACCCGTGAGGAACTTTAAGAGCTAAGTGGCATCTTAATACTTTATTTGTAAAGCCTGTGTGTGGATGGATGTCTGTGTATCCCCCTAAAATGGAGAAAGATGCAGTTGTGAGTCCAGGAATATCTTTAACCAACTCCCATGTTTTCGGACAGAGCTTACATCTGTCTTCGTCTACGTCTCCAAAAGCCATTAATGGAAAAACATCCCACTCTCCCTTGTAGAGATCACGCTCAAAGTAGGGTATCGTTCCTGTCTTTAATTGAATATACTCGGTCAGGACCGATGCCCAAGAACTTTCGAGCTTTTCCACAAAGGGAAAGCGGGATGTATCGTAAAACATTTACTCAGCGTCTTTAGGGCCGCGTCTGCGACCTTTCTTTTCGCCGTCTACTAATGCTTCTCTGGTAACCCAAGCTCCTTTGCCTGTATCACCTTTTGAACCTCTTCTCTGACCTTGCATACGTCCACGCATACCTTTCTTAGCCATTTCCATTCTAGCTTTCATGCCTTTCTCGAAACGTGCTTCATCGTCACAGCAGCCGCTCATACCACCCACACCACATGAGGATAAAACCAACGCTGCGAGGACTGCGATAACAGCCCACATAAGGTTCTTCTCTGTTAAATATTTTTTCATAATAAATTCTCCTTCAATTGAGTAACATTTACCCCAGCTTTATCTAGTAGGGCTAAACCATTTTTTGCGTACATATCTTTGTAAACTACTCGCTCAATCCCAGATTGAATAATTAGTTTAGCGCATTGGAAACAAGGAGCCAGAGTGCAGTAAAGAGTAGCCCCAGCAGAGCTATTCGTGCTACGAGCGAGCTTTGTAATCGCATTAGACTCTGCGTGAAGAACCTCTTCCTTTGTGTACATTTCATCCACATAGTTAACATACTCGCAGGAGTTATCGAACCCTTTCGGTGTACCGTTGTATCCTTCAGAGATGATTTGTGTGTCTTTAACAACGAGACAGCCAACCTTTTTTCTTTGTGCATATGATAAATTGGCAAGTTCTTCTGCCATCCTCATGTAAGTTTGATCTAGTTTATCTTTTGCCGCCATAGTATTCTACTGCAAAGCCTTCTTCGATTAGTTGTTGATTAATATTAAGTTGCTCTTCACCGCTCTTACGTTGACGATAAACCGTACCGAGATACCTACCATACTTGCCTTTCTTATTTGTGACAAGGACAAGGCCATTATCATCTAGAAATCCACTAGAGAGGAGAGTGTGAAGGCGTTCCTTACTTGCCAATCCTCTGGCCTTTTCTTCCAAATCCCTAGTCCTGCTCTCTGGTGTATTAATTCCATACATCCTGACTCGGATCTTGTGTGAGATATTAAATCCCAGGTCTACGGTGCAGTCGAACGTATCACCATCGACTAAGTGGTCTACTGATTTTATTTTATATTCGTACATAATTTATTTAAAAAAGTGTGAAACCCTACAAACATAGCGTTATGTTTAGAACGGGTACTAAGTCTGAGGGAAACAAACTCTTCCTCATGTTGTAGGGTTTCACAATGTATTATAGTGGCACACTCGACAGGACTTGAACCTGTGACCCTCGGATTAGAAATCCGATGCTCTATCCAACTGAGCTACGAGTGCTTGGTAGGACGAGTGGGACTCGAACCCACACTTGATAGATTTTAAGTCTATTGCCTCTGCCTATTGGGCTACCGTCCCATGGCTCCCAGACGAGGACTCGAACCTCGGACCATTCGGTTAACAGCCGAACGCTCTACCAACTGAGCTATCTGGGAATGGTCGGAGAGATAGGATTTGAACCTACGACCCCCTGCTCCCAAAGCAGGTGCGCTACCAAGCTGCGCTACTCTCCGCTTCTAAGCCTCTTCCGCAGCTTTTTCAGCGTCTTCCGTAACTTCATCCTCTAGCCCCAAAAGCTCTTTGAGTTCAGCAACGGCAGTAACCATCTCTTCCCTCTGCTCCATCATGGCTTCCAGTTGACCATTAATTTGTTCAACCGCAGTATCCACTTGGTCCAGACCTTGCTCGGCCCCCTCTAGCATTCTAGCTAGATACTTTTCATTAAGTTCATTCATTTCTTTTTCCCCTTCTTCGGTGTGGTAGCCTTAATGGCTTTTTTAATGTCATCAGGATGAGCAAAGATAGTATCTTTAAACAACTCTCTGATGTTCTTAATCATGTCAAATTCGTACATAAGTTTCTCCTGTAGGCTCTTGGCCCTAGGTTCTATTATACTCAGGTCAGCAGGATTTAGAGTGAAGATGTCTGAAATTTTTCAACATCTACGATCTTTACCTCACCCTTAGTTATCCTAGGCTTATAGTACGCGCCGTCCTTCTTGGGAACTAGCTTATTCAGGATGGCATCTGCAATGGGAACGGAAACATTGTTCTTGATAAATCTTTCAATATTTCGCGCTCCGTACTCTAATGAATAGCCTCCATCAACAATATAATCTAGCAATGCTTTTGTGGGAACAATAGGTAAGTTCTCTAATTGCAACTCAGTAATTTGACGCACCTCTGATCTAGTCAGAGTATTGAATAATACCAGTTCGTCTAATCTGTTTAAGAATTCGGGACTGAAGTGGCTCTTAATAGATCCACGAATAACTTCAGAGGATACCTCTTGAGTAACCTCGTCATCCTTTCGATTAAACCCTACAGCCTCTCTCTTGATATCCCCAACTCCTTGGTTAGATGTAAAGATAAAGATGGACTCACTAAAGTCTAGTACAGTTCCTAGATTATCTGTGCAAGTCCCATCATCAAGAAGAGATAGCAAGAAATCGTACAGCTTATGGTGAGCCTTCTCTACCTCATCGAACAAAAAGACCCAGCGATTAGATTGATCCGCTTTCTCAGCCAGAAGACTCTTCTCTGTGTGCCCAACATAACCTGGAGGAGAGCCGATAAGTTTTGCATACTCATGACCTCCCGCATACTCTGCACAGTTAATCTTATAAAAGTTGTTACTAAACTTTTCTCCTAGTAGTTTGGCTAACTGTGTCTTTCCTACTCCTGTAGGTCCGACGAATAAAAAGGAGGAGTGCTTAGTTAAGCCCGAAGCCATTAACTTCAGAGAGTTGATTAGACTGTTAATAGCTCCACGCTGACCAATGATGTTCTCCTTAAGATGCTCTTCTACATGAAGAATATCTTCAATAGAAGACAAAGCAATCGGTTCAGTTTGCGTGGGAAGAGGTTCTGCCCCTAGTTGCTGCTGTAAGTGCTTCAGAAACTTACCCTTTACCCCAGACATGAACGTATCGGTGTTAAGATCTTGGCATACGAACTCCAAGGCAAACGGTGGGTACATTTCTACGATGGCATTATAAGCAGAATCAACTGCTTCAATCATCACATCCAGATCGTCTGGGATCTGATCGAAGAATGCTTCCGAGTCGATCAGAAACTTCTTAACAATAAAATTCTTATAAGACTCGATGCTAATCGGAGCCTCAGCATTTTTAATCTTGTCTCTTACACTATTGTATAATTTTTGCTCTTGTTCTAGTGAGAAGCCCTTCAAAAAAAGGACAAGGTTTAGTTCTTCTGATACGACTCGGTAAGTTTTTTTTCTACTCATTTAACAAATTGTCTAGTTCTGTGAATACAGAGTTTTCGGGGCCTTTGGAATTCTTAGTTGCTGTGTTATTTGATTCTTCCATTTTAACGACAAGGTTTAAGATTTTAACCACATTATTCTTAGATGCTTGTGCTACTTTAAGAGCGTCTACCATTAGACCTTTTGAAGCTGCATCTTGTGGGTTCTCGTCTACCATTTGTCGAAAGAAACGATGAGCATCTAGAGCAAGTTGTCTATCCTCAGCCGCTTCGTCAATAAGTTTCTTTGCAATCCTCTGGACTCTTGTTGGTCCGAGGAGTGAGTTTTTAGGGACGTAATTTGATGGCATTTGTATTATCCTCCATAGTATTTAGTTGTTCTACGAGCATATTATCAATATACCATGAGAGTAAATCGTCAAAATCTTCATAGGTCATGGTCAAACCGAATGGTTTCCAGGACATCTCCATATCGTCAAAAATCATAATTAACCTCTATACACTTCAATGTGAAGTATATCTCCATCATGTAAGGTGACTCCCGCAGGGAGCTTCATGTCATGTTGTACATCGCGCAAAACCTGTGCGATATTTTCTTTTGCAGGATACTCAATATCCAACTCGTACTGTACCTTTACCTTGGTTCTAATTACTGAGGTCTCATCAGTCTCAGCCGCAAAGTTAAGAGGACTCTTTTCCTTTTTCTCACCCCATAGCCATTTCATTTCGCTGTTCCTGTGTAATGTAATACTAAAACATATCGCTCGCCCTGTGTTATAGGAGCAATACTGTGCTGAGTCCAACCGTCCCAAACGAGAGCAGAAAGCTTATTTCTGGGTACGAGATTGTGGCCTCCACGATTATTATAGATTAGAGTCTCGCCTCCTCGGTAATTATCGTTGAGCGGGATGCAAACTGTCCCAACAATCGGAGGAGATATTCCCTTATAGCTTGAATCCCAGTCGCAATGCTTTTCAAACTTACCGTTCTGCATGTACTTCAGAACCCAAAAGCCATGGTAGCCTGTTACAATATCACATATAGTGTTTTGAAATGCTGAGTTTAATGTACGCAGAAAACTCTCACCCAAAGTAAAAAGTTCGGGTAAGAGTCCAGAGATTCTCTCGTCTTGCTCCGTTCTGATTTTAGCAAAAGGATTCGCTATCTGATACTCTAGGCAATCGGGGTTATAAGACCAATCAGATCTTTTTCCCCGTTCATCCACAAGCTCAATCAGAACATCGGCAAGCTCTTGAGAGATTACATTCTCAGCGGTTATATAGGTTGCTTCTATATTGTGGTAGTTAACGTCTTCCATTGGGCTTAGTGAACTTCTCGAAATTCAAATCCCCAGAGTAATCTTCATACTCATCGGCTTCAAATTTGTCGTTCTCCAAGCTATTATAGGCCCTACGGCTGAATTGTTGGTTAACTTGTCGGCTTTTGTTTTTAAACCCCTCCTTCAAATCTTTCGGAGTTTTATACTCAGACCGCTTTTTGTTAGACTTCCCCATAACTATTCGATAATTCCAAAGGGATGCTCTGGATCATCATAATCGTCCTCATCTGAGATGTCAGCCACTTTCGCTAATTCCTTAGCAACCTTTCCATGTATATTAAAAGACAAGGCCACAGACTCGTTTGTGCTATCCCAATACATGGTCGCACACTTCTCATCCTCTTCCATCATGTCATAAACAATATTATACAAACAACAGTTCTTGTAGTACTTTATAAAATCTTCATCAGCCTTAGTGAATTTGTCTTCACCGTGCGGCCTGTTTAGAAAAAATTGCATCTGTGCGGCAGTAATATACATGCCGTTGTCTTCAGCCATTAAGGGTTCTCGGAAATCGTATTTTCCTCTCATGTCATAGTCGCCCATGCTAGTACAAAGTTAGAAACGGGAGGAGAGTTGACGGGGGAAACTCCCCTCCCTAGGAATTAGTTGAGAGAAATACTCTCACTATATGTACTAGCCAAATCCCAAAGTTGTGAGTTAAATTTCACATCTTTTTGAATGGAAGTAAGAGGGCGCACTCTGCGTCGAGTAGAACCGTTAAGGAAACCCCCACGAATGAGGTTCTCTTGAGCAACATTAAAAGTCCTCCAGAGGTCAGTTCCACGATCAGCTTCCCTGCGAACAGTAGCCATGTCCCGAATCAGACCCTCATCAGGGTTCTCGAAACGGATCTTAGCAGCATCCGTAAAGAAGTCCATGCGAGAACGCTCAGTAAGCTCAGTATTCTGCCAAGAGTCGATCTTGTCAGCGACCTTAGAAGCGTTCATAATAAGCTCCCTAGAAGCCTCCACAACCTGCTTAGGCTCAAATCCGATGTGTCGGATGTGAATCTTGCCAAAGTCGCTCTCAGAGATCACCATGCCGTTAGAGCAGACCATACGGAAGATACCTCCCATAAGATCGTAAGAGCCAGTCCCGTTGTGTGCATTCATAAGAAGCATCTCAGGGAAGGAGTCTCCAACGCCAAAGGATTTCGTATCAAGGTCTTCGTGCTTGAGACGGATAATGTGCTTGGCGTGACCCTTGCTCCACTTGCGAGGGTTTACCTGCTGGGCTTTCCAAGCAGTCCAGCCCTCATCTTGAAGAATCTCAAGAATGTCGGTAGTGGGGAGGAAAGAGTATCGGCTGGATACCTGTCCATCTTCGGGCTCCGTAGCAAAAGCAGCAGGAGCGTAAGTGCGTAGTAGTTCTTCGTTTCTAATCATTTTAGTTGTCTCCGTAGGTTAGGAAAAAGGCTTCTTCACGGGTCAGTCCAAGGTTCTTATGCTCTTTGGTCATGCGGAATCGCTTACCAGTTTTAGCAGTATAATCCTCGATAGACTCGTATAATGAATCAGTCTTGGGTTGCTCCTTCTTAGGAGCGGGTTTAGTTACTTTAGGTTTGGGTGTTGAACGACCGAACACACCATCAAACGCATCGCTGATGAGGGTCGAAAGTTCGTCAAAGAATTTGTCATCTGTCATAGGTAGTACCTCCGTTTGGTTCGCCCTATTATACCCGTTCAGAGATTAATTACAACCCTAAACCCCAAAAAATTTGTGAAGTTCCTCAAAACCCTCGGTCTTGGGGTCCAGAAGCAGGGTTTCGAACTCCTTAGATTGGAACTTTTTCCCTGTCCCTGCTACGGTATACCATGCACCGTTCCTCTCGACCATCCCATCTGCCTCCAGATGCTTCAATGTCCCAGCGTAGGGGTTGAGCCCCTCGTTGTACATAAGCTCAAACTCGCACTCCCTGAAAGGTACGGAGCATTTGTTCTTTGTGTTCCTGACCGTACCCCTGATTCCTGTAACTCTTTTGTGATCGTCCTTAAGAAGGTCGCTAGTTTTATTTGAAATACACTTTAAGTTTACGCCAAGGTAATACTCTAATGATTTTCCACCAGCAGCCATAGTGTCAGGGCTCCCATACATCACACCCACTTTATTTCTAATCTGGTTGATGATGACCAGAGCAACTTTATGCTTACGCATGAGTGGGTTAATCTTTCGCAAACACGCGCCAGTAGACTTAGCTCTAATGGCTCCCTGCATATTGTTACCGTCGTATCCCTCAGCTTCATATTCTGCTTTTGAGGGTGACACAGCGATGCTATCGTATGCAACAACAATAGGTGTCTCAGTATCAGTCTCACGAATGGTCATAATTGCATCCTCGATAACTTGGAAACACTCTTCCAAGGTTTCAGGCGCAGCATAAATCAAACGCTTTGGATCTAAACCCAGATGTTCAGCAAACTCAGCGTTGTATGCATTTTCGCTATCGACCAAGATAGTGTAGTAACCTTGAGTTTGTGCCTCTTTCAAGATGTGAGTAGCGAAGACTGTTTTAGCAGTCGAGGCTTCGCCATGGAACTGGGTAATCATTCCAATCGGAATGCCCTTGGTGTAATCGCCTGAGATGATCTTGTTCAGGGCGTAGCTACCAGTTGAAACAAAGCCCATATCGGGCACTTGCTCTGAAAGTAATCCTGCGTTCTTAAGTCGTTTTAGTACTGCGTTATCCATGTACTATTATAGAATCTTTGACTTTTTGGTCATCCAAAAAACTTTGACTTTTTGGGTATTAGTGCCATCCAGGGTTGTAAACACCCTTTCCTTCGATTTTAAATGAGGGCCTACAGTTGCCTAAGTATTTAAACAGAGTGCCTTCTTCTTTTTCATGGTCAGGATCACACTTAGGACAGTGGGTTGCTGGGTCTTCGTAGTCCTCTGTCATAGTAGCTAAGGTTTCAAAGATAGTCTCACACTCTTTGCATTGATACTGGTAAATAGGCATTAGTTATCCCTCTTCTTAATTTGTTCAGCAATCCAATCGTAAGTAATCTTCATGCCCTCTTCTAGGGGCATCGAGGGAGCCCATCCAAGGAGTTCCCTGATTAAAGTATTATCACTATTTCTACCATTAACCCCCACAGGCCCATCAATATTTCTAATGTTGACCTTCTCCCCACGGAATCCAGCAGCCATCTTAGCTAAGTTATTAATGGAGATCATCTCATCCGAGCCAATGTTAATAACCTCTTCTACGTCCGAGTCCATCAGCCTACGAACTGCCTCTAAACACTCATCAATGTACAAAAAGGATCTGGTTTGGTTTCCTGGACCCCATACATCAATTGTTAAACCTTCTTCAGGGGACCACTGAGCCTCTGCTACTTTACGGCACATGGCAGCAGGAGCTTTCTCCTTTCCACCATCCCATGTCCCTTCAGGCCCAAAGATGTTATGGAACCTTGCTACGCGAACCTCTAGATTGTAGTTTCTCGCGTAAGACCTCCACATCCTCTCAGAGAAGAGTTTCTCCCACCCATACTCAGAGTCTGGATGTGCGGGATAGGCTGAGTCCTCCGCGCAGTTAGGGTTGTCAGGATCAACCTGATTATGCTGAGGGTAGATACAAGCCGAAGAGGAGTAAAACACTTTGGTGTGCGAACTGTAGCAAGCAATAGCTTTAGCTATGTTAAGGTTTACTAAAGCAGAGTTATGCATTACATCCGCATCATGCTCTCCCGTGAAAATATAACCCGCTCCTCCCATGTCTGCTGCAAACTGATAAAGCTCAGTCGCTTGAGCATTACGAATTAAACTCTCTACCGAGTTAGGATTTCTTAGGTCAAAGTTGTCCTGATTGATTGCTTCGGAGTGAACTTGATCCCACTCATCAAAAGCTCTTACATCAACTGCGGCTACCACATAACCTTCGTCTAAGAGTCTTTTTACCATGTGGCCTCCGATGAAGCCACCCGCGCCACACACTATTGCATTTTTCTTTTTCATTTAATATCTCCAGGCTTGAGCGTTAATTCGCTTGTATAAAAGCTTATGATGTCTTCAACGGAGTGAGGAGTGTAATGTTGTTGAAGATATACATTTGATCTAATCTCTTCACTAATAGGTCTTCCGTGAGTTAGTTGATAGTCGTGACCCTTTACATACATCCTCGTAGGAGAAAGATCCTTGCAAGCAAGTTGGGAAACAAAGGAGTCACACCCCACAAAATATTCAGCATACTTAGCTAAGGTCACGATGCTCTTTATATTATAGTTAACAAGCACAGTTGCTCGGGACAGAGTGTGGTTAATTTCTCTGTCTGAAATAATGACAACATCTAAGTCTGTATTGGTGGAGAGATCCTCTATCATTTGCCAATCAGAGTTCGTTATTTTTGCGATATCATTCCTCTTAGATCGAGCGGCAGTGGGATAATGAACCAAAATATACTTATTTGGTTTAATATTTAACTCTTCCCAAGCTACACTCTCTTGTGTGCAAGAAGTTAAAAACGAAGACCCTTGGTATTTTCTGGAGGAGTCGTTAAGGATTCCAACGGTATCTATCGCATTAACTTCGTCTTTGGAGAGGTTAAACAGAGAAAGCCCTACTGCATAATTAGCAGGAAAATCGGGCCTAAAGTGCCAGAAAGATGCGGCTTCAGGCTCTAGACGAACCATATTTTCCATTCCCACTTTATCCTCTATGACATGTTGTCTCTGTAGATTAGGATACTCTTGGTTATTAATAAATAAATGAAATAACGGCTTTCCCCAACGACATGCCCAAAAGATCTCAGTAATATTCTCTTTCTCTTCTTTGGTGAGAAGAGCATCTACTGATACCATGTCTCCGATACCTGCTGAGATATAAGTCTTCATTTAGTGTTTATTCTCCTTGTAGTAACCCACGCTATCTTCTGTAAATTTTAACCAAGCACCTGTTGGGCTTCCACAGTGGGGAAGATTAGGCTCATAAGAGTATTTCTTTACGCAGGAAGGCCAGTCTATTACGTTTTCTTGACCTCTTCTCTGCTTCTTTGAACTATCTACACTTCTATTATTATCCTCTAGGATAAATGTGCAGGGAAGATTGTGGCCTTGTACAAACATTACAGCCTCATAAAAATGACCCTCATCCTCTGCTCCATCACCTATAAAGCACCACACTTTCTTGTCTTCTTTTTTCTCTTTTATTGCCCATGCGGCCCCCGCTGCTATACCTGCACATCCAGCCAAAATACAACTACACAGGAAATTTAGATCTTTATTATAAACATACATACTATCCCCTTTGCGAATTCGATCTAAAAGGTCTTCTTGGGTTCCCCCTGCTAAAAGGTAGTGATAGTGGGTTCTGTGAGTAGAAAAAATATAGTCTCCAGGCTGGATGTCCTTAAAGATTTCAATAAGCTGATCCTCGTTGCCGCCACAAAAATGCATCACACTCGGGATTTCTCCAGCATGATACAGATCTATAAGGTTAGACTCAAAGGATATCAATTCCTCCTTTGTGGCATTAAACAAAGTTATCTCCTTTTGCCTCTAGAAGTTGGTGAATAAATATATTTTTTCTGTCATTGGCACACTGTCCTGTGCAGACTTTTTGGCACTCAAAGCCGTCTTGAAAGTCTTTAGCATACTGGCTGAACCAAGCGTCTTTAAAACTTTGATCTTTAATGGAGCAGATAATACTATCGTCCGAGTACGCTTGGTTATGACAAGCGTACACATTTAGATCAGCCCCGATCACAGGATTATATTGCATCACATAACACTTCGTGTAAGGTCGATGACAAATATCGTCTCTAAAAGATCCCTCGTTGTAACTACTATAAATCTTAAACCGTTCCGTAGAAAGATCTTCTTTAATGCTTTCTAATTCAGCCATGATCCACTCTTTTATAGGTTCATGATACTCATTAAAATTATGAATCCACATCGGGGAAAAGCGAATATTCTCTACACCTAAAGAAATTAGTAATTCAGCAGCTTTTCGAATATCCTTATGGTTCTCTTTGGTGATGATGAAGTTTACCGCAAGATCACAAGTGTCATCCTTCATCTTGGCAAATTCCCGAATGTTATCTAAAATAGGATAAAAATGTCTTCCTTTAATCCTACGACTCTCCACGAAGCCCTCCTCAGTGCAATAATCAATAGAAATTCTAACCCACTTCGCTTTGGAAAGTAGCTCGGCTTTTTTTCCGCTTAAGTACTGACCGTTGGTGATGACTGACAGGTCGATGCCTAGATCCAATGTGCGTTGAAGGTACTCTACCGTATTTGGGTGCATGAGAGGCTCGCCTCCTCCTGAATAAGTGACAGCCTTTACCCCCATGTCCTTAAAGTTATCCAAGATCTCATACATCTTATCTAAGGTAATCATATCTTGTTTTTCCATACCTTCGTGCATCTGAGATAAATCAGGCTCATGGTAAACGCACCAAAAGCATTTATGATTACACCGATTAAGGGGCTTAACACGAACGTAGAGGGGAGAGGTTATTTCTCCTTCCGCAAACGACTGTAACTTCTCTGGAAACCAGACAATTTTTTTGTTACTATATTTATTAGATACTTGTAAGGGTTTTTCCATAATAATCTTTCTTCTCAACAATCATAACTGATGAAGTGGACTCGTAGGCTTCTTTATATGCACTCTCGATCTGGGAAGGATCGTCTAATACTATTATAGGAAAGTCTACCATTAATTTTAGAGCTTCTGAAAAATCTTGAGTGTGTGTTGCCCCTGTAAAGAACGGAGCCTCAGTTCCCCCAACGACCACACGCATGATAACCTTAGGATTGTACTGGCCTCTCGAAACCCTTTTAAGTTTTGCTAAATGATTTACAATAGCATCTAGTGCGTTTAGCACAAAATCAAAGCGTTCAAAATAGACTACTGGTTTTAAGCCCTCTAAGCTCATTCCTGTAGCTAATCCTGCCATTAAGTTTTCTGCCACAGGAGTTTCTACCAACTGTTGCTCATCAATCTCTGATAAGAACCCTGAAGCTTTTGCCGTTCCAGGCCCTACACCATAACCAATAAACCTAGTTTTAGGATCTCGTCCTAAGAACTCCATTGCCTCTTTAATTTTATCTTTATATGTTTTCATATACACCTTATCCATCCTCTAGACTTAGTAACAAATTTATTACCTTTTGTGCTTAATAAGAACTTTTCACTAGAAACTTTATCTCCTAGTCCATCCACGAATGCTCCAACGCTGCTCTCAATGCAATAAATTTCCGAGGCATTTACGATCACTTTATACCAATCCAAGATGTTATATCCCTCGATAACTCTACATTCTACTATATTTTTATCTTTAGCTCTTTCAGGAAGAAGACCTTTAGTGCCATCTGATTGATCCAAATGGCAAAAAATGTAGTCTTTAGAGTCTGTAACCAAATCAAAAAGCTTATTCTCTTTTTCTAAGTCCCTGCGCCACTCCAAAGTATACTTCTTCTCCCAGGAAACATTGGAGACTCTATACTTCTTCTCTTCAGGAGTTTCTCCTGTATCTTCAGGCATAGACGTAGGCACTGGTCTATCCGCTAAGTTTAAGTACTGAGCCCCCATGTCTTGAGCAAGCTGCATACCCATAAGAACTTTGGATATCATCTGGACCTCTCGGGGATCTGAGTGTTCTACAAGCCTCTCATCGGGCAGACTCATAGCTGTAACGTAGGGAAACTGCTCAATTATTGATAAATGTTCGTCTCCTACAGGCCAGAAAACTTCATGCCCCTCATCGGAATAATGCTTGGCAATGGGAGCGCAGAAGAATAAATCTCCATAGCCTCCAGGTTGTCCTAAAACTATTTTCATTATACGAAAAAATACTCCTCATGCATCCAGTCCTCTACAGTATTGTACTTCTTTACACGTTCAAAGTTATCCATAACAGCTTCCTTTTTTGATTCGTACAATTCAGGGGACAACTGACTAACATCGAAATCGTCAGTCAGCATTATAATTCCATCTTTGTTAAAATAATCCACAATTTTTTCTGTTCCGTAATACACTGGGATTGTTCCTGTAGCAAAGCAGTCTAGAATCTTCTCTGTGAAATAAGTGTCGTATTTTCCATTTTCAATAGCAATAGAAAAGTAATAATCATTTAAGGCTTCTTCTTTTTTATCAATCTCATTGATCCCTTTGCCATATATATCGCAGCATCCTCTTAACTTCTCTAACCAGCCTAACCTATAGCGGTGACCTTCACACATTACTTTGTTGGAAGTAATAAACGATAGCAATTTAGACTTTGGATGTACCTTCACATCTTCAATCCAAAAGCCACAGGCAGGAGCCATCTTAAAGAACTCTGGATCACTCTCAATAAGTTCATGATCATGAGTAAACACAGCCTTATATTGAGACTTAAGCAGTTCCTTGTTCTGTGTAGCCACCTCATACGCTTGAGGTATGATTGATTTAGACTCATGCAGCCATGCATAGGTTGCAGGAGAAAAGTGGTCAATCGAGATCGAGTCTTCCGCGCTATCTGTGTAGATAATCTTTTCACTAGTCTTCCATAATGTAGACGAGTGAGCATGTGAGAAGGAGCCTCCTATTCGTCGCAAATTCATCCTACACGGCTCCTTTAACATAAAAAGCATCACCCCAAGTGATACCGTCCCAAGTAGTCTCTACCCTCTTTAAACCATAGGGCAATAGAAAATCATCAATCTCGTTAATCATGCAACAGCCCTCGTAGACTTCAGCCCTATTTACTTCGCACATCAAATAATCAATGTGCTTAAGCGACTCGGTAGCCCCCTTCAAAACTTCCAGTTCGTAACCCTGCACATCCATATTAATAAAGTTAAAAGTGTCCTTTTTTTCTAATACGTTATCTAAAGTATCCACTTCGACTTCTTCTTCGTCTGGGAAGGTAATGTGTGGGTACTGCTGTAAATGCAAATGAGGCTTTAGCAAAGAACTAGACTGTCCTTGATTAGCAGACTCTACATACATCTTTTTGCTTTGTTTCTCTGCGCCCAAGGCTACCATAATAAGAGGCCATTCAGTAACCTTACTTTTAAGAACATCAAAGTTCTTTTTAAGAGGTTCAAAGAACATCCGATTAGGATAATTTAAAGTATCATAAACAGAGTTCTCCTCTCCATAGTGTGCTCCAATGTGTAGGAGCCCTTTAACATTCATATCGTACTTTTCATTAAGCGTAATTAAATCTAATAGCATATTAAACCTCTTCCCATCCTTCAGGAAGCATATCCTGAGTGTCTTGTGGTCCCAGTGGACCAAACCAATTTTTAGGAGCAATAATTCTCCCGTCCGTCTTTGATAACCATGCACCCCACCAACTAAAAGTGCTGTTTGCCAAAATGTGATGGTGGCACTTACTCATGGTATACAAATCTAGATAATCTTTGTCCAGCACTGAAAAGGAATAACCTTCCCCAAAAGTCTCCCGACACCATGCAATATCATCGGAGAAGATTAAAACTCTGTCCTTATCCTCAATAGAATCCAAAGCTCTCTCGTAATATGAGAGGTCCACCGATCCAAATATTCCTGGGTTAAGGAGGTAGTCTCCTCTTCTAACATGAAGAGCTACCACCTTCTCATCCTTCAAGTAGGGGTATTGTTCATCTATGAGTTCTTCTATCTGTGGGGTCATACTGAAAAGGTCTGCGATATCCTCTTTACAATCTTCGAAATACTTTTCACTTTGAAAATATCCAACCAGAAAGAGGTTGTCCCTCATGGGTAATGGAGTGTAATGATGACCCTGTTGGGGGACCTGCTCATTACCTAGAAAAGAATCATACGGGAGACTGTCAACGGCTCTAAGAATATTATCCTTATATGTGGAAATGTTATTGCCCTGTAAAGGAAGGTGATGTTGTCCTTCGATAACAGAAAAGGTAGTACCGAGCCTCTTGGCGTGAGCTACCCCTGCTGCTACCTGAAATAACTGATTCCCTAGTCCTCCCTGAATAAAGCTTCCTATCATGATGTTCTCTTTAGTATGCTATGTGGTAATTGCCCCTGCCCCATACTGTGTTCAAATTTGATAAACCCACCAGCAGGATTGAAGGGAATGTTCAGCTTCTCCCTAACCTCTTTCTCTAGTTTATCTCTCTCGATCACCAACTCTTCTGAGGTAATATTATCAGTCCAAACATAGGCTCTATAACCTCCTTCAGGATCACCCTTATAATAGTCAGGCTCCTCTAAATAGTTAAGATCCTTCTGATATAAACGATCCCCCGTTCGAGGCTGGGTGTACGCATAATAATCATCCTCTTGAATGGCATCATCAAAGTAAGGAGAGCCAGGATAAGTGGTGATGATCGTGCAATCGAAGTCTTCTGGTTTGGTTTCGAGTAACCAATTCTTCGTATTCTCTATGCTTTCCTTGCTCTCTCCCGCATGACCAATAGACATCAAGGCTTTAACCTTAAGTCCTGCATTTTTAGCGTACTGAATACATCGTGTGTTGGCAGCAACATCGGCATTTTTTTCTATGTTTGTCAGGATCCGTTCGTCACCAGATTCAAATCCTGTAAGAAGCCACCTAAACCCTGCTGCATACATTAAATCGGCTTGCCTCTGAGTAAATAACTCCGCTTTAACAAACCCTCGTAACATAAATCTCTCGCCTACCTCTTCCTGTAGTTTAATGAGCTTTTCTAACAAGGTTTCCCACTCCTTATTTACATTAAGCTCATCATCATAAAACATAAACCCTGTAAATCCGTAGGTGTTATACAAGTGCCTGACCTCTTCCACAACTGAGTCGGAAGATCTAGTTCTAATTCGTCTAAGAAAAGGTGAGTTTCTACCTCCACAAAAGGTACATTTAAACGGACAACCGAGTTGGCAAATTACACTCGTAGCATTGGCCCCCTCGATCTGATAATGGTAAGAATCAACATCCACTAAATGTCTAGCGGGAAGGGGCAAGCTATCAAGCTCTTCATTACTTAAAAACAGGTCCCCTTTAGGCAAATCTGCGTCTACAATTCCATTGTCTATGGCGAGGGCCTCGAAAATAGCTTTCTCACCATCCCCAGCAACAATAACGTCGAAATACTGTAATAGTGCCTCTATGTCTTGTGATGCTCTGCCTGATTCTTTCTCTTTCTTCATTGCGGAGTGCATCAGAGAGCAGTGCGTACCTCCAAGTATTGTTTTAGAGTTAGGAGATATGGTGCGTATGTGTTTAGATATTCTGAACGCATAAGGAATTTGAGGTGTAGTAGCCGTCAAGCCGAACGTCAAAACCTCAGGATTCTGATCCACATAAAGGTCTAAAACTTCATAGCAATTCTCAACCCCTGCGAGATCAAGAAAATCAACTTTATACCCTTTAGACTCTAACGCCGAAGCTACCTTTAAGATACCTATGTGCATAAATACCCTTTCATCTAGAAGAAAAGGTGAAGGAGGTGTAATTAGACAAATTCTATTTTTGGATGACATCTAACGCATTCCCTACCTGCGAGGTGTAATTTTGTTTATGTTCATTATTATCAGTGGTCAAATTATATACTAATAAAATATCAGTAATAAACTTCACTCGCTCATATCCTATCTTCTCTAAAATCGGGACAAAGATAACCACATCTGCTGCTGCGGTGTAAGGCTGTCCATCCCTGCCTTTGAAGTTGCTCTCATCTAGAATATCCCATAAGTGTCTTTTAAAGGTTCTCAAATGAGAAAAAGGCCACCCCTCTAAAACAGCTTGACGAGGATGCCCAGTATACTCTCTTGCAATAGCTCTCTCTCCCGTAGTTGAGATATAACTTCCATAGGTTAGCCAGCAATCATTTTCTTTATAGACTGCCGCCACCTTAGATAAAGAGCTTTCGTCATAGAACCAATCATCACCATCCAAATGAACGATCACATCTTCTGAAGAAGCGTTCGATGCTTCTACACCTTTTTTATGATTTAAAGGAACTCCTATTCTCTGTTCATTAGAGATCACCGTGAATCGCTTATCCTCCCCTATGGCCTTTTTTGCCCTCTCCACGGTTTCATCAGAGGAGTTATCATCAATGATAATTTGATGAAAGTCCTGATGTGTTTGTTCTTTAACAGAGTTTATGCATTTTTCAATCCAGTCCTCTGCGTTGTACACAGGGGTAATTATTTTAAAATTGATTCCCATTTTTCTAAAATCTCCTCTTCTGATAAAATCTCTTGTCCATTACTCTTCCCATTGAAGGGTATCCCTGAGAGCCTACACTCGGCCTCTACGAGCCCGTAAGTCTCGCTAAGGGAGGAATGATACACTTCACTGATCTGCCCGTACAGGGCGTCACGGTCGCTCTCATGACCAGCCATGATTACTTTACCTGAAAGAAGGAGGGGGCGTACATATTCATTAAAGTAAGGTAGATCTGTTACTTCTCCAAAAATTAGTACTGTTTCATAACCTCCCACGCTCAAGGCTCTATTAATAGAAATATGGGTCTGCTTGTTTCGGTCAATGCTGCCAATAACGCCAGCTACGTTATTTCCAGGATCAGTCCAATTCACTACATGAGCAATAGGAGGAATAACGGTCTGGTGTCTATGAGATACACTTTGCCAGTTCTTTTGTAATTCGCTAACAAAATGTAAAGTATCATACTCCTCTAGATCTTGTCTACCTGTCTCCACCATTTGATTGATAGGCCAAATATCCTTTTCATGACAACTAAATATGTGTTTCTTACATTTAGGCGTTTCGCTAAAACGCATAAAATGGGAAATTATGATATCTTCGGGATCAGAGCTAAATTCACTAAATCTTCCAGACTTACACTTATCCAGGTGGTAGTCATGAGGGCCATAAAAGGTGCAATCATACCCATTATCATTTAGTAAATTCGTTAGGGTAATATGGGAATCGGTGCTGCCGCCAGGGTTGGACCATCCGCTACAGAGCTTAATTCGTGACATTGATCGTTCCCATAAGTTGACGATAGAGGTCCAAGCGTTGACCAACTACTTTATTCATATCAAAATTCTCTTCCGTAATAGCATGAAGGTTTTCGCCCATCCTAGTGACTAACTTAGGATCTTTAGCCACTCTTGACAACACTCTAGTCCAATCACTTACGCCCTTCTTTGGATCAATCAGGAAGCCAGTCTCGCCATCTACAATCCACTCGTCGTAACAGCCTACATTAGATGCGACGAGAGGAACTTTATACCTACCACACTCTGCTAATTTAATTTCAGACTTACTATCATTGAAGGGATTATTCTCTAGGGGAGCTAACGCCACATCCATGTTAGTAAAAAACTGTCCGTAACGATCAGGTGTTTGAGCGTAATGTATGTTCCAGTTCTTATTGCCTTTGAATCCTCGTAGGATGATATCTCTATACTTCTTCCAGACATCCACCTGCCAATCATCCTTGGGTGTGTTCGGTGGTGGGTGTCCGTAGAAGTCCCAGACACAGTTCTCTCTGCCCACTCGTTGATTGACAAAATGAGGAACACCAGAGAAATACTTCAGGTCTTGCTCATGGTGGATACCTCCTGCCCAACCAAATCTACAGAACTTCTTTCTTGGCTTGGGAAGCTTTTGCATGTTCCAGCACGGTAGATTATAATCAACAGAGTTTTTAATCACAGCCAGAGCATTACCGTTTCCAATGAAGGGCTGCACCCTCTCGGCAAACTTTCTCTGAGTAACACTAACCAGATCAGCGTTGTTGTAAATGAATTTAGTGATCTCCTCTAGGCCCTTCTCCTTGTAAACATGGTAAAGCCTGTGCCCCTCATAGATATTGGTTAAAAGATCATCTGTGTCGTAATGAACAAACTTCCCAAATTCCTTAGCCTTTCCAACAATCCTTGCGGTGTAGTTGCCCCCAAAGTTAGATAGGTTCTGGGTCATGACGATATCAGCCCACTTCATATTCTCAAACTTCCAGTCCTGCCTCCAGGTTCCGTTCGACTCATCAATACCTAGGGGGTTTTTGTCCCAACGTATCTCAACCTGATCTCCATATAACTCCTCAAGCTTTTGCATGGGAGCAATGATTCGGTAGTAGGCACAGCCACCCTCGTTAGCAGGGACACAAAGTATTTTAAGTTTATCACTCATGGTATAAAAATAGAGAGACACCTATTAGATGCCTCTCTATGATAGTTTCGTTTGCTTATGCTTTAAGCTTTTTTACTCGTTACTGCCTCAACTTTAGCTGCGGTAACCTCTTCCTCATTTGCAGCTTTCGTTGCGTCTGAGGAGTGAGCCAGACCAAGACCAGAACCGAGAGATTTAATAGCATCCCCGAACTCCATGTTCTTGTTCATAGGAACGATAGCCGTGACCATGTTAGTGTAGTGCTGCCTCTTACGAGGGCTGAAAATTGATCCAGCGCCCTCCCATGCCGCAAGGCTGGGAATGAAACCAGTTAGCATGGTCCAGATGGAGTCGATGATCCCTCCAAACGACATGGGCTCGCCTTCTGCTCCACCCATGAAGCCTTCAACAACGGAGCAGGACATCAACCCAGCACCCAATACAATCATAAAAATAAGATTTTTCATAGTTAATTAACCTTGAAGTTTAGATAGGTAATCGTTGTCTGAAACCTCTTCGGTGGGCTCAGGGGTAGATGTACCTTGAACTGCTACGCCAATGAGCATATCAGTAGCTTTTTTCACCTCTTCATAATCCTCAAGCTTTACGAGGTCATGAATCTCATGGAGGGAATCCATGGTCGCTGCGGTCTCAGCTTTAGAGCCAAGCTCAGAGGACTTCGGGCGAGGAGCAGACTGGTCATACTTAGGCCATTGTCCGTCCATCTCTTTCACGATCTTGAAGTCGTGACCAGACTCAGGGTCGGTGATGTCACCGAAGTCTTCGTCAAGCATAGCTCCAATGATCTTCTTGAAGAGGATCACTCCGATGGAGAGGATTTTAACATCGCCGCTTGCACGGTCAAGGATGTTCATGTAGTACCTAGCACGGGGCTTAATCTTGCGAGCAAGATCTTCGTCCTCCTGCTTGCCAGTCTTCCAGAGGCCATAGTAAAGATCACACATGGGGCATTTCTCTCCATGGATCTTACGGCAGTGAATGTTCTTCACGGTCCCGTCAGGCTGGGGGACTCGGTGAATCTTTGTCTCAGCGTAGAACTCCCGACTCTCATCCTTCCAAGGAAGAATACGCACAGCATTAGTACCTTCGGGAATTTGATAGAACTTCTGAAGGAAGTCTGAGTTAGAGTTACCCGCTTGCGGGTTGTTAAGTTGTTCGTGCTTTGCACGGAGAGCTTCGAGATCAATAGCCATGTTTAGTTTCCTTTTAGTTAGTGGTTAGTGTATGATAGTAGTATCACTTGTAAAGTTTAGTTTCTTCTCGTTTATTTGCAGACGCTTGCTGCAACATATCTTTTTTCTGTTCAAGGGCTCTGACGAGTCCTTTGAGTAGTTCGTATTTGAAGTTAGCATCATCGAGAGCGGTCTGTCTCTGAAAGTATTGCTCGTCGGCAAACACTAGATCGTCCAGGTCTTTTGCGGTCAGCTTGACGCGAGATTCGCGTTTCGCTTCTTTGCGAAGGCGTGACATGAATCGAGTCAGTTCGAGACTCCTCTCTGAGACCATCTTCTTTGCCATGCCCATCAATCCATAATAGTACGAGTAGATAGATGCTTGTCGAAACATTTCATTTTCTACTTCGTACTCATTGAATTGAACGAGAGCATCGCTGATGTCTTTATAGTTTTCCCATGTAAAATCTTCTAGGGATTCAATAAGTTCGTGCATAATTAGTAGCCAGTTCTAGGTATAGGTATTGCTTGTGGTCCAGTTCTAGGTTCGTCGGGAACTACAGGATCAGTAACAACATTGAATGGGTCATTAGGATCGTCGGCCAAAACTGCTCTCTGTTGTCCAGAGGGCAGAATGACTATCGTTTGATTTGCCACCGTGTTGTTAAAGGTATTATTCCCAACTTGTATAGTATTAGAGTCCTCGTTCTTCGATTTTCTAACAACATTTGTCAAATAATTTGGATCTTGTAGAAGCTGAGAGGTTGTAGGTACTCCAGGTCTGTCCACCAGTATGCGCGGAAAAAGCTGCTCGTATTGAGCAGGAGTAGCTAGGGATAAAGAACCATCACGATCTTGGATAGCGTAGCTTCCTGCATCTCCATTAAGGGCTCTCTGAGCGGGATTGGCTACTCCTTGTCTGACCAAGCCAAACGGATAACTAATTAAATAAAAGCTCTGAGTCTCTGTGGTTCTTGTAGGAGTAGAGAACTGAGCGAAGGTCCACCGCCCTTCAAAGTAAACACTCAATTGGGTGATAGGAACCTCAGGTCGGGGTATGATATCTTTAAGGGTTAAGTCTTTCATACAGTATCTAGCCTACTCAAAGATAAATGCGAACAGTTCTTTATTGAGTCCAGCTAATTGCTGAATCATATTAGACGTTACCGTAGTCAGGAATTCGTTACCCATTTGTGGCATCTCATCATCGTCCCCTAGCCCATATAAATCAAATCCAATGTGGCAAATCTCATGGAGGAGAGTGGCTCGGTAGTCTTCAGGGCATTGGTTAGGATCAATGGTCAGTAGAGACTTAGGAAATTCTACACAACCATAGAGGTTGTCTTTTGTCAATGCCTTCTGCTCGATCTTAAACGTCTTAATCCCTGTGTATACTTCCATGGGATGAACTAGCTTTTCATATCTCATTCTACTCATCCTCGCTGGCAAATGTAGCCTCTCCTTCTGACATCCTCAGGACACTATAGTCTACATCCATGGGGACAGTAAACCGAGGTCTACCATTGCGAGACTTGATAACAAAAGCCCTCATCTTGCCCTCATCGAACTCCTCCTCTGATTGGTTAAGAGAGATGGCGAAATCACAAGTACGGATCTTACCGTAGGAGTCTCCGAGTTCTGCGTCTGTAATAACCTTTACCATGCGCCCTTGACGATTGGTCTGGGTCGCAGTCCAAGTCAGGAAATCATGCTCCATAGCGACACCCCTAAGCTCTTCTGCGATCTTCTGCTGCGCGTGATACTCCTGTTGGATCTCACGGGTCGGACGCAGAAGTTCAAGGTAGTCTACGATCAACAGGTCAGGCTCAAACTCATCATAGTTCTTCAACTGCACAATGAGATTCCTGATAGTGTTGACAGAGGCTTGGCCTGTAGGGAATTCCTTGATGACCAACTGAGATCCTGGAAACTCAGTCTGGAACATCTCCAGACGCTCCTTGACTGTGAGTTGATTCGCAGGATCCTTAAGCTTGAACTGAGGCACAAGGGTCATGATAGAATCAAACCTCTGTGCGATCTTGTCCTCGCTCATTTCAAGTGAGATATATAAGACTTTCCTGCCTTCAATCATTGAGTGTACGCCTTGGTTCACTAGGAACAAAGACTTACCAACCCCAGGAGGGGCAACAACCATAGCCATTTCCTTGGACCCCAATCCACCCTCTAGGGATTTATTGAGAGAAGGCAGGATCGTCTTATACTTTACCTGATTTTCCTTGTTAAAGATTCTATCCCATCGACCAGCGATGTCGCTGAAATAGTCTTGACCTGTATCTACGTCTCGATTGATGAGCAGAGCCTCTTTAACTAGAGCTTCAACCTCCTCAACTCGATCCTCTTTAATTAGCGAAATACTTTGAGCAATTGCAGACTTCATCGCCTCCTTCTTAGCGAAGCCCTCAACAAGGTCCAGCATATACTCATCATTGCTGGTTGTGGAGGTGTCTACATTGTTGATGTACGCAAGTTCATCCTCATAGTCTGAAGCATTCTCTCTCGCACCCAAAGAGGCCTTAACATCCTGAACAATAAAATCGTCCGTAGGTAGCTTGCTGTACTTCTCGTAGTGATCGTGGATTGCCTCAAAGATCTTGGCGTGAGAGGGGAACTCAAAGTACTCAGACTTTACTAGATTTACAATCTGTAGATAAAAGTCTTTGTTGGACTTGAGTAGATAGAGAATACCTCGTTGGATATTCTCGCTAAAATCGTATGCCATGGTTGTTATTTAGTAGGTGGGGTTTTCTCGTTTTTATTAGGCTTTGCGATATCTAACTCCGTCTTTCCGATATCCTTATAGCCCATCTTGTTCGCCTTATCATAGGCTTCGGCGGTTAGTTTTCGAGAACTTTCAATCTTTTTCTCGGCAGCCTTCTGCCCTACCTTCTCTAGCCCACGCGACTCAGCAAATTTATCCCAATCTATACGGGCTCCCTTGTACCTAAAAGCTTCATCGTCCTGCGCTTTCTTGCTGGCTTTAATTTGTGTTCGTAGGAATCTATCTGCGGAGTCCTTGTCATACCCCTCTTCTGCCACCTTCTGATAGCGTCTTCTTACTGTATGGAAATCATTGGCGTTAGAATTCTTATTGCAATTTCCATCATCTTTAAACGAGACTCCTACATTTTGTTGCTGCCAGTACCTGCTGCACAATTTGCCGCACTCAGGACACTTAGTTCTCTTGGGAGCTTTCCCTAAATCGCACTCTCTATCCCACCAGATGTTACAGTCTCTGCAAACCCACTCATACATAGCCATTAGCAATCACCCCCTGTTAAGGAGCAAGCGTCACCAGCCGCAACTGCTGCATCTACCTTCTCTCCCATATGCTTCTTGATATTCTCCTCAGTAAAAGCGATTGCTTCTAGGGGCTCATTACCCTTAGAGCCAGCGCGATACACTGTAAGACCTTTGAGGTACGGAGCATAATCCAGTGCCGCTTGAGAAAATTCTTCAGGCGTAGAAGTAGAGGGAAGATTGATAGTCTTGGAGATGCAGGAGTCCATGTACTTTTGGATCGTAGCCTGTACCTTAATGTGGTCTTCGGGGGCCACATCATAGGCTCCGACAAAAGGTTCCAACGATTTTCCTTGGTCGTAATACTCTTGGAATAGCGGATCGACAACTAACTGCTCCTTCCAAGTGTTATTGTTCCTATACCTGCGATTATACATAGCAGAGAAGATAGGCTCAATGCCGCTTGATACTCCGTGGAGCATTGATATAGTACCACAAGGAGGAATTGTAAGCATAACAGCATTTCTAATGCCGTACCTTTTAATAAGCATCCTAATCCTTGCAGGAAGGGTCTTTGCAAAGTCTTCATTCAAATATTTTTTATAGTCGAACTCAGGGAAGGGCTTCTTATCCCTTGCTAGATAGATAGACTGCTTATAAGCTTCGTCACGAATCGTACTGAAGAGACGATCCAAAAACTCCAAACACTTTTCACTACCATATCTAATCCCAAGTTTAATTAACATATAGTGTAACCCAGTTACACCTAAACCAATTCTTCTCGATCTCTCTCCTACCAGCTTGCATTCATCTGTTGGGAAAGTATTGACCGTAAGAACATTATCTAAAAACCTAACCCCTGTCCGAACTGTTCGAGCCAATCTTTTCCAGTCCACATCCCCACCATTATCAAGAACCATATTGCTGAGATTAATATTAGCAAGGCAGCAATTTCCATAGGATGGTAAGGAGATTTCGCCGCAAGGGTTCGTCGAATCAAGGCTTTCAAAGTACGAAACATTAGTATATCGGTTAGCTAGGTCAATATTATATATGCCAGGATCACCAGACTCTACAGAGTTTTTCCAAATTAAATCCCAGAGTTCCCTCGCTTTCATGTCTCTCTGACCTATAACCTCGAAAGCATCTGTCCAAAGTTTTTTATGAAAATTGTTTGCTCGGTTCAAAGCATCCTCTTCATCGAGGCCAATGACACTCACAATCTCTTCACCATTACGGCTCAGGTCATAAGAGTGATACTCCTTGTTATTAAAAGAAAAGTACCAATCTTCATCCAACTCTACTGCTTCCAGAAATCTATCCGTAATAGCAACCGAGATGTTAAAGTTATTAAGTTCACCTTGATCGAGCTTTACAGATAAGAACTCAAGTAAATCAGGGTGAGTGATATTAAGTATGCCCATAAGAGCGGTTCTACGATTTTTTCCTGCCCTGACATGTTCACCTACCTCGTTAATCATTTTAAGAACAGAGACTGCTCCTGGTGCGGAGTTCTTTACACTCCCGATGTGATCTCCCTTGGGTCTAATCTTGGAGACATTAAAACCTACGCCCCCACCAGCGCAAGAAATTCTGTACATATCTTGTACAGTTTTGCCAATGGAATCAACACTATCTTCTGGAATAATAACATAGCAATTAAGAAGATTATGATTCCCACGGTTACGGCCAGCACCAAAGATGATTCGACCCCCTGGAATAAGGTCCCCAGAACCGACTGCATCGTAAAAGTATTTTTCTGTCCTTTCTTTATCTTCATCTTTCTCTGCTGAAGCAATCGTCTTGGCGATGACCTTAGCCCTCTCAGCCCATTTTGTTTCGCCAGGGTAAGCGTATCGTGATTCAAAAATCTCTTGACCGAGTTCATTCAGGTTTGCGTTCGCCATGTTATCTTCCTTGTACCTTGGATATTCCTTTAGACTTTGTTATAGTCAGCGTCTTTACATTGTCCATCAAAGATTTTAAGTAATTATTATGTGTAATTACAAACAAATTCTTATCTTTCTTTAATTCAGACAATAATATATAGAGCCCGTCAAGTCCATCTTGATCTAAATTTTCAGCTACCTCATCGAAAAACATTAAGTTGTTCTCAGACTTGTGAGATAGAGTGAGAAGTTGTTGAAGTCCTAGCATCACAGCGAGTCCTATCTTCCTCTTTTCACCACCCGACAGGGATATGTAGTTGATTTCCTGACCGTTGTGTAGTACTGTTTCTTTTAATTCCTGATCAAATTCTATAAAGAATTTACCTTTCGATAAGTGCGAAAGATAAAAGTTAGTTTTGCCATTAAAGTATGTTAAAATATTTCTGATGATATACTTGACCAGCCCTGCCTCGGAAAAAGCTTTCTCCCAGAAGCGCATAATCTCATACTCACTATTATACTCTTGTTTAATGTCATGCGCCTCCTGAATTTTCTCTTTTGTTTCTGTCTTTAAGTCCTCAAAAGTCTCAGTCTCTTTTTTAAGTTGGTTGTACTCAATAATCTTGTGGTATTCGGTGGAGGTTATGGGTAGTTCTTTTACTTTAGCTAAACACTCATCCCGCTGCTGTTCACATGCGGTCATCAGATCTAACTGCTCCTGGATCTCTACTTGAATTCTTTTAGGATGATAAGGCGTAGTGACAGGCTGACCGCACTTGTCACAAGGCTCTGACTCAGTAGGGTTCTTGAGTCTCTTATTGAGGGCAAGGATCTTCTGGTCCACCTCATTCATCTTGGTGCGAATACTAATCTTAGTTCTCTCTAATGCAGCGTTATCTCTCTCTGTACTAACCACTTCGTCTAATGACAGGGCTAAAGTTGCTTCATCGTACTTGCCTTCAACAGCCTCTCTTAATTTAGATAATGAGAGTAGCTTCTTATCAAAGCTGTCTAAGCTCTTCTGATGCTCATCTATGATGGCTGTTTGTTTCTTAATCGTCTGCGAAGCTTTGGATTTTAATTGTTTTACAGAATCTCTTAACTCGAATACGCTATCCATGTTCAGAAAATTCTTGATGATGGTCCTCTTATCCTCAGGTGTCGCGCTGATGAACTCAATGTTGTTCTGCTGTCCGAAGACAGTCGATGCCAAGAAGACTTTGTAGTTGGTCTTGAGATGCTCCTCAATCGCTTTCTGTGTGGCTAAAGCATTGTCTTGAGTCCTTTCCTCCCCTCCCACGAAAAACTTCAGGTAGGTCGGCTTCTTGCCTCTCTCGATGACCACATCCTTATCCACCGTTATTCTGACAGAGCA